CCACCCGCGACAGTCACATCGAAATGTGCGTTTGCGAGATCATAATACTTGGTAGAGGTGGTTATCGCTGACCACTCGACAGGATCCGGATCAGTAGATACACTATTATACAATCCATTTGGGGCTAGTAGTGGATGATATATATCATTCGAATATACAACCATGAAACTAGGACGCAGATTGGAGTTCGTGATTGGATTGTTGTCATCTGGGGACTGGACTCCACCTGGTACCACGCCTCCTACGGTTCCACCAGTGTTCGATAACTCTGCAGCGAAGTTAGACCTCATCATGAAGTTATCGAATCCCAACCAGGTTTTATTTCTCCAGTACTGGACATTCTCCTGGTCATAATAGTTGCCCGGTAGTATGACTATCTCTGTATTTGCCAGTACACCAGCCGCATCACCAGCAGTACCACCGTTGTGGTAGATTAAACTCCATGACTGTTCACTCCAATATTCTGATTGGTTCATCTTCCGTCGTGAGTTAATGTTACGGAATATGAGTGGATCATATGTCGCTGGCCACCATGCTGAGATTATTGTATCCCAGTATGTGATCACCTTTTCTGTTATCTGGTCTGCGGTATATCCATTAGGATTGCGCTGAGTATCTCCTGCTATTCCACTCGCAGTGATTGCACGGTGCATACTCAACCGTGACACGAGGAATGGATATTTTTCGATTATCGCCTCACTCGTATATCCATTTTGTTTTATTGATACTGTAAATGTATCGTCTAAGTATTCTGCCATCTCTGGTCTCCTTTTTTAACCGATCGGCCCTTGTGCCCCTCGGCGTTGATACGCTTCTTGGATGACACCTGTTATTGTTCGTTTGTTTTCCAATAAGAACTGTACTCCTGTTTGCGTATCGATTGCGTTTAGTGTGAAGTTGACTGTAAGTCCATCACTATCAGTATTTAACTGATCATTGGGAACCACATTTCCGGCTTGTCCTGGCATAAAGATTTCTGGTCCACGTTCTCCAACTAAGATGGGTTTTCTACCTGCACTTGCTGTGTTACCACCGTCAGCGAATAGACCACCCAAGAAACTCCCAATACCTGCTAGTAGTCCAAAGCCTGGTATAAGAGTGCCCATGCCCATGCCCATTATACTGCCTAGACCGCCTGCACCACCGCCACCACCAAATGCTGCAACCATCTGTTGTTTGATAAATGTTTCTACCAGTGTTTGGATGATTGTTCTTAGTACACTTAGTGCAATATCTTGTAGAGCACTAAAGCCACTCTTTAGTCCCATTATAACATCTGTGAAGTTACTAGCGATTGATCCACTTAGACCTTTTATCGCAGATTCGATGTTATCAATATAAGGATTACTGACTTTGAGTGTTTCGTTGGTTTGTTTCATTGCTATATCAAAAGCCTCGGCGCTTATAGTGCCTGCTTTTAGTTGTTCTGCTAACCGCTGTTGTGCCTTTGCTGCAAATGTAATCTTGTTTGCTGCGTTTGTAGCGTTATCAGCCAGTGATGAATAGAAGTCTGAGAAAGTTGTTATATTACTACGTTCTGCGTCAGTGGCTTTTTTACCCTGTTCTGACCAACTGGTCGAAGTTTCTGGTATAAATCTACCTGTACCACCAAATGCATCTAGGGTAACTGCTGCTTCTGTTGCTGCTACTCGTATATCATCAATGTATTTTGGTATCCATCTACCTGCACCACCAAACTCTGCTAGACTTACACTGGCTTCATCAATAGCGACTTTTATATCATTGACTGGCTTGGGATTTGTCCATTTTGGAAACTCTGGTATTAGTGCTCCTGCACCACCAAATGCTTCTAACTCATCTACTGCACCACCAATGGCAGCACCGACACTAGTGATCTCTGGTCCAATACCACCAAATGCATCAAGTTCTCTGACTAGTCCAACAGTTTTTTTAGTTGCCTCTTCTATATTAGTAGCCATTATCTCAGTTGCGTCAGTTGCAGTAGTAATGTCTGTTGCCATCTTTTCAAAAACAAATGTTGAATCAAGCCTTCTAACAGTCTCACCCGCTGCTTCTACACTCACTGACAACTGATTCGCCGTTAACACTGCTTGAGTTAGTTGTCCTGCAATATTGTTGGGATCATTTTTACCAAATAATCCACTTGGCAAATCTGCAAGTTGGGCTCTTAGTTTAAGTACACGTGCATCGGCATCTGCATACAATCTTTGTTGATCTTCTAGTGCCTGTCTCGCTGCTGCTTTTTGTTCGTTTAGTTGAGTCCCATCACCGATAGTAGCATCAAAGCCTGAACCTGGTATTTTAGATATGGCAACAATAATCTTTTGCAGAACATTGACGCCACCGTTTAATGTATTTCTAAATCCATCAAACAACATACCCAGGTTGCGAATAAATCCAGCCACTGCGAACCCAAAATCTTCTGCTAATCCTGCGGCAAACGTTTCCATACCACCTGCACGACCAACTGCACTATCGACTGCCTCGGTGATATCATTCGCTAATGATTCAATGCCTACACCTAGACTACCAAAGAACTGTAGTCCGAAACTCTTGCCACGGAGTGCTAGTCTACCGAGAGCATCATTTGCACTGGCGGCTGCTGCGGTTAATCTTTCATCAATGCTTCCACCAGCCAGTTCTACTTCTCGGCGTAGTTTTGCTATTTCTACTGCACCCAGACCGGCGATGTTAATAAAGGCAACACCTTCTGTATCAAATGCACCCATTGCTAGTGCTAGTTTTTGTGCATTGTTGGTGGTACCATCTAGTTTAGTTAAGAACTCCTGGAACACATCTGTGCCACTACGGAAGTTACCATTACTATCTTCCATGCTAATGCCCAGTTGTTTTAGTGGCTTTAGTAGTTCACCACTGCCCTGCTGCGCTTGACCCAATCGTCTGATGAATCTTTGTAGACCTGTTTGGAACTGGTCTGTTGATAGTCCTGCTTGATTGGCAACAAAGCCAAACTCAGATAAGAAACGAGTTGATACACCCAGTTTAGTTGCAGTTTTACCCAAACTATCTAATGCATCTAAGTTCTTCTTTGCTAGGAACCCAAATGCAGTTGCAGCGGCCGTAGCCGCTACTGCTGTTTTACCAAATGCTCCTGCTGCTTTTCCAGCCACTGAACCTATACCACCCAGTGCTGATTTTACTGAGTTTGCTCGTTTATTGATTGAATCTAATCCACGATTGATACTACTTGTACCGCGCTTGGTGCGGTCTTCAATCTCAAATATTAGTCCATAGACATTTGCCATTGGCTTCTCCTATTAGAACCTAACTTTACCGTTAGGCTTGGGTGTTCCGCTTTCCTTTTTGTTGATATCTTTTAAGAATGCGACCCAATATGCTACTTCTGTTTGTGGCATATTGACCATATAGTCCATCTTGTATCCCAGATTATAAGCGATATAATACAGTGTCCAAAGATGAGGGTCTGCGGCTAGTTTTTTTCTGCATCCTCTACTGGTATAACATCGTCATCATCATTTATTTGAGTAACGATACTTAATAATACTTTGGGATCAGCACTACGCATAAGTTCAACTTTGTTGTGTTCATTGAATACACGTTTGCCTTCCTCATCTAATAAACGATTGATTAACACTTGTATCAGTGCTTCTGCAGTTTTACCTGCGTTCTGAAGTTCCATTACCTTTGATTCCATAGTGAAGTTGGTGCCACGTTTGTAGTAAAACGTTAGATCCCATTCTGGAACTTCTATAGGCTTTAGGTCACCAGAGATTGTCTCACGGTAATGTGTGCGGATTTTACCCATTACATCTTTGCTATTCATTCGTATTTTCCTTTTCTATATCGGCGATTTATTTCTTTAATAACAGGACGACCAATGCCGGTTGGTGCCTGTCTGCTCCACCCATCTTCTAGTGGAGTGATATGTTCTACATTATTTAGAACACCTTGAGGTGTGTTGCGCCAGCCTCTACGTGCTTGACCGGTATCAACTGGTGTAACTTCCACAGCCACTTCTCGAACATCTCGCATCACTGCAGTGATAAATCTTTGACTTTCACGCTCTATATCCTTGCGAATATCAGAGGGTTTGAATGTTAGTTTGCTGATACCGGTCTTGATCATTATGGTGCTACTTGCTCGACTACTGGGCCTGTACCAATAACAGTGATCGCTGCTTCAACCATACCATCTACTGATGATGAGATCGTGCGACCTGTGATTAGTGCTGGGCCTTGGAAGCCTAGTTCGTATTGATCATCACCTACTGGCCAGAAGTGAATCGTTACTTCTGTTGATCCTGGAACAAGCAATGTGTTAGCATCTGCCATTCCATTAGGTGCTGTATCATCATCAACTGTTGTCCAAAAGACATCAATCGATCCACTCCATGATTTGAAGGTTGGTAGGTTTGTTCTGTATGCAACGCCGCCGACATTCATAGTGGTAGCATCAATAGTTTCTTGTGTTTCTTCTAGTGAGAAACTTCTGATTGACGCAACCGCTGTAGTGCCGATATAGACGATACCAGTTGAACCACTGTGTAGTTTGTTTACATCTGCCATCTCTGGTCTCCTTGTTATGTATTTCCACGAGCATAGGTATATTGTACACCGATACTCAGAGTTTGTGCGACTGTGGGATAACCAGTTTCCTGCATATCCCCTATTTCTAATAGTTCTGTTAGTTGTGCTACTCCACCACGGGTTCTATCTCGTTCTATCACAGTTTCTATAGCATCAGTGATGCTAGTGAGTTGTGATTGAGTTTGTTCCGTTAGTGACTTACCCGATAGATGAACAGTTATTGCTATAGTCAGAGTAGATAATCTCCACTCCATGGCAATATCTTCTTTAGATTCATCTGTGATCTCCACTTGAACAAATGGAAACGCTGTTCTAGCAAGTCTGGCAAAGTCTTCAGGTTTAGTTGATATCTTACCCAACTTTGGGTTAGTAATACTACGCAAATCTTGGACTATATTTTCTAATATGAGTTTACGATTTGAGTTCATCTTACTAGTCTACCCGCATCGACATAATCTATTTCACTAGTTTCGTATACACCATCTGTATTGGCATCATATGAGATACCAGCAGCGGCTGCCGCTAGAAACTCTTCTTGATAACGTTCTTTGTAAAATAACATCTGTCTTTGGAAAGTATCATCTTCCTGAAAGTTAGAAAGCAATGGCAAGATGTATTGCGCAAGTGTATAATACACAGTTGTCATACGCCATTCATCAGCGATTAATAGATCAGGATCATATTGTGCAGGATCATGTTCTACGTTCCACCATTCTGTTTTGATACGGCGAGCCACATCAGAACTTCCACGGACTAGTTCACCAGTGAATGTATCCATACCATGATTGAAGATATCAGGTATGATTGTTTCTAAATCTGCGTCTGTTGCGAATACCGCCATTGCTTTCTCCTACTTTAAACTATTATACCTGGTCTGCGATTAGAACACCACGTGTTGCGTCTACAACACCTACACCAGCGTGTAGAGAACTTACGATATCGAAACCAACTGCTGCTGCGCGGCGTTCGATTTCTAGATCAACGTTTTTCTGCATTGCGATACGCATTGCGTCTTGACCAAAGATTGCACACTGTGCGTTAGTTGCGCCTGTGTTTGTGTCATTCAAGTATGAACTTACAAACATTTGTACACCAGCGATTGCGCCGACAAAACCGTTACGCATTGCTTCTGTTTGGAAATCACCACCAGCATATGATGTGCTTCCGATTGCATTCATTAGTGCTGCATATGAAGATGTTGAAACGATGCCGAATAGTTGACCTGTTTCACCTGCACCACGGATAGTTGCGATTGCTTTGAAGATTTCTTCTAAGTCTAGTGCACTTGTTGCTTCTTGTGCAGTTAAACCACCCATTGCTACTGCAACGTCTGTGTCAAATGATGTTGATACTGCTGCACCAAGTTGACGGCCTAGGTCGTTTGCATCTGCGCCACCTAAGTCACGTAGAACTGTACGTGCTGCGTGTAGGTCAACGTTGATGTTAACTTTTGTGTCTGTTGGAAGTACTGAATCAAGGTCGGCACCTGGTGTTGCTTCTGCGCCGATTTTTGTTGCTGCAACTGAACCTAATACTGGAACTTGTGCAACCATTGATCCTGCAGGAACTGTTACTGTTGGAATGATTAGACCACCAAGATATAGTGATGATTCGTGTGCTGCATATACTGTTGCTGCTTTTGTGTTTACCATTAATGCGTCAAGGTTAATACCTGACCCGTATGCTGAGTTTGCCATTGTGTGGCTCCTTTACTGTGTTATATTTTACCTTCTGCCTTAAGTTTCTTATAAACTTCTCTATCGGCAGGGTTTGTTAAGTCTAATGCGGCAACATCCACACCGCCCGTAGTTACTGGACCAGTGCTTCCTTTGCTACTTACTCCGCCAGGACCTGAACGCAAGAAATGAGGGTTAGAATCCAACCATTCATTTACATAACTTTCGATTGTTCTTGGCTCGGCAGTTTCAGGATCGTATTGAATGTTTTTTCCATCATCAAATACGACTGGACGACCTGTTTCGTCAAGTCCCACTCTACCCTTTAATAGTTGAGCCACTTGCTCGGGATTGACGGCATTACGCTGTCCCGCCGTTGCAAGTAGTGTACCATCTACCTTGAGGTTTGTTAGTTCTTGTCTTAACTGCGTGATTTCGCTAGAATACTTGTCCTTTTGTGAGGCAAGTACCTTATCAAACTCTTCACGCTTTTTCATTGCGTCCAACTCACGTTCTTCTTCGGCTGTTTTCAAAGATTTGTACTCATTGAGATCCACTTCTTGATATCTCTTTTTATACTTGTCCAATCTTGCCTGAACAATCTTATCAACGTCTTGCTGAGTGAAGTTACGCTCTACCTGGTCATTAGTCTCCACAGTTGTGGATGTAGCACCAGTATCTACATTGTCTTCATTATTACCCGCTGTCTCGGTCATATCGGTCATACCTAAAATCCTTTTGTTGTTGTACTAGTATTTATTCATCATCCAAAACAGTGATTTCGATTGATGATTCTTCTTCAACAGGCTTTCGTTTTTTTCTTGGTGCCTGTATTTCACCATGGTCCCAGCAGCATGATGTCCATTTGCTGGGAGCACTTGCGATGATCTTGTTTTTGTCTATGGGTTGATATTGGCGGTCATGTTCGAACTTGACTGCGCCAACAACCTTCCCTTTATACAAGTATTTTGCTTTTATCATCGTTTTTTCCTTTTCGTTCTAGCCTTAGTGGCTTTTACTGCTATCTTCATACCCTTGTTGAAACTTGGTGATTGAGGAGAACGCTTACGGCCACCGGCTGTTGCATACTTAAATCCTGCACGATGTCCACCACAATCTGTTTTGCAGTTTGAACCTCTAAACTTGGGAGTTCGTGCCATCAGTATTTCCGAGTTTTTTTAGTCTTTTTAGTCTTTTTAGGCGGCTTCATTCTGCATCTCCTTCTGTAGTGTTTGTCTCTTCCCTATCAATCTCTGCTAAGATGTCATCAAGGATGTCTCCATCAGTGACTACAAGTTTAGCGATTTGTTTGTGTATTTGACGGACAAAGGTTGGTGAGTTTACACCAAGTTGAAGTGCTTCACCTAATAGTTTTAAGTCTGCATGATTGTCACGTAGATCAAATGATTTCTGATATTCTATGTTAAAATCACTGTCAGGCGTGATACCATTCCACAAGAAGAACAATCTCCAAATACCCCATTCGGTTTGTTCCATCTTGGCTGCTTTATCACCTAGTCTAGTATTGAGTTGCTGAAACTCTGTTGCTAATGCTACGCCACTTTTTACACTCAATCCACGTGCTGCCATAATAGCGCCAAGATGTGTTGATCTTAGGAAACTTTCAACGTGAATGTTAATCATACTTACGATTGATTCAATATTTGTTCCAGTTGGTTCTAGTAGGTATGGACGTAGATTTGGATCCATACTATTATCCAAGTTAATAACTGATCCTGCACCAGCCATTGCACTTACGTCACCAGGTTTGACTAATGTTGGATGACCACTGATGCGAATACTTTGTTCTGCTTCTGATAATAAGTTAAACACTGATTGCTGTAGTTTTGCGACATCTGCAATATCTGAAAGACCTATACCAGGAGTTTGTGTTGCATTTGCATAATGACAAACAAATGGGACTTCTCCGATTGCATTTTCATATGTCTCTGATCCAACAATGTCTTCACCGTCTGTATAGTAAACATAAACTGCATCTGGTGTCCACTGAATGTATTTGTATTGATCTTCAGCGATATATTCTTTTGTTTTCAGATATACTAGTGTCTCCGCACCATTTGCTGCAGTTTCATAACGCCAATCACACACTGCTTCTGGTGTAAACATTTTTAGATATGGGCGTAGATTGTTTGCAATCTCTTGTTCTCTAGTGATGACTCCAGGCATTGTACCTTTTGTACACAAGATCCAAACATTGCCGTATACTGTGGCAAGATCATTTGCTTCTTTCATGAAGTCATTCAAATCTTTACCAGTAAAGTCTACATCTTCCATAAAGCGGTTGATGGATATATCATACTGCAAATAACCAAACGTTCTGGTTGGTGTTGTTCTGAATAAGAATGAACGATATGTATCTACCGTTAACTTGGTCATATTGTCAAGCGCCGTATATTCCAACCTGTTGGCATATTGGTTACCAGGTGCATCTTCTTCAAATAGATATTTGCGAAGCATTCCCATGCTATGTTCTCTGTAATCAAAGCCGCCATTAAAAGAGGCACGATAATAGTTCCACCGATTAATGTTTGCCTCATACAATGGATGGCGATATTCTAAGTCAGACATGGCGTCTCTCCTTGTGCGATTTGTTTGTTGTGTTCATTAAAATACTCCCCAACTCGTTTGCCCATCTGGCTTGTATTCTTTAGATACCGGATACAGGAACTCTACTGCATACGATAGAGCGTCAAACTGGTGATCTACTCCTGTTGATTTATCCACTACCATTGTTCCTTCTTTGTAAACGTGCCTTTGAAGACTCTTGATCGTTTCTTTACATTTAGGATCAACTAAAAGTCTACGATCTCCATTAGTATTTATAAGTAGGCTATTCAGTGCATTTATACGATCTTTCACAGCAGGGTGAGCATTCCTTGCTTTAACAATGAAGCCTGCATTCTCTAGGATGTTATGATCAGTTTTACCACCAGCACTGGTCTTACGTGCTTTGCCACTGGGATCAGGAAATACAAATGTCTGTATACCAGCATAACGGTTCTTTATTTCTTCACACATTTCGCCAGTATTAGAACCATTCATTACAATCTCGTCTATAACGTGTAGACCATTTGTTGTTCTAACCATAATGGCGGCACTCATTGGTTGAACGTTAAAGTCCATACCAATGAGCACCTGTTTGATTGGTTGCCGAATCCACTTCACTATATGATCATCTGAGAAGTTATAGGCGACCACGCCACTATAAGTCTCAAAGGAGGCCATATATTCTTGCCTGAAGGTTCTTTCATCAAGATCACGCTTCGCTGCTTCCACTTCACTAGCAGGAACTTGCCCACCTTCTAGCGTTGTGTATTGGAAACTGGACCAATCGGGGTCCTCATTTTTTCCTAACATGTATAAACTATGAAACCAGTTAAAGCCTTTGGGTGTTCCTGCAAATAGCGCACTACCTGGTGGCTTTTGTGCAGATAGTGCTGGTCTCACTACTTCATACCATAGTTCTGGTTTTAAATCCTGTGTTTCATCGAATACCACAAAATCATAACCGCCACCACGCAGAGTATCAGGATTATCTCCTGAACGCAGTGATATTACACTATTATTCACAAGAGTTAGTTCTAATCTACTTTCGTTTGTCTTAGCAATCCAGTTGAGTTTGTTTAACTTTTTCTGAATGTCTTTCCAAATAATGTCTCTGCACATCTGATAGGTGGGTGCAATATAAACTATTCTTTTGTTGGGAAAACGTGCAAAACGTGCAAGTTCTCTTACTGATAGAAATGTTTTACCAGTTCGTCTGCCAGCCACAAATGTTCTGAAACGTGACTTACTAGTAGCAACTGCAGTTTGTGCTTTATTCAGCGGCATCATCACTCCATGGTAGGATGTTTATATCTTCTTCTTGCACTGGCGAATCACTTTGACCTAACATATTCTTACCAAGCCAAATCAACATTGTGTGATTGCCACTCATTGCCACTTCTACTTGTTTTCTTCTCAATCTCATTTTCCCATCAGATTTTCCTTTAGCGATTATCCCTGCTAAATCTTTTCTGCGTCTTAGGGTATCTTCTGATACTCCAAGAATATCTACCATCTCTTTTATGGTACAGTGGATACTTGCTAACTTATATAGAAGTTCCAGATCTATTTCCTTCTTAGGTCTTGCCATCGTAGTGCTCCCATTTGCCCTTGGTAGGTTGTTATATAAACATTCCCGCGAGTAGCGGTCCTATGGTGGCTGCAATGATTATTCCAGCAAACCACCATAATCTTGA